TAACTCATTATTTACGGCTCAAATGCCTGTAGCGTCTTCAGCTAAGATTACAGGGTCATATGAAATGACAGAACCTGCTCATTCAGCAATTTTCAACAGACGTGTAATTGGTGGTGAGATTATGATTGTTAACAAGTATTTGATTAGTGATTTTGAGAAGATTGGAATTTGGTCTGAGGACTTAAAGAATGAAATCATTATGAATGAAGGTTCAATTCAAGGAATTAACTTCTTGAATTATTTGGACCCTGAAGATAAAAGATATAACTTTAAAGTTAAGAGAATTGAAAGACTGATTGAAAAGTATAAAACAATTTGGGAAATCTCACAAAAGGCATTGATTGAAATGGCGGCTGACAGAGCACCGTTCATTGACCAATCACAATCAATGAATATCTATATGTCAAACCCAACATTGTCAAAGATTTCATCATCACATTTTTATGGATGGGAAAAAGGATTGAAAACACTTTGTTATTACGTTAGAACAAGAGCAATCTCAACGGGAGCTAAACACTTGGCTATGGACGTATCAAAAATTAACAAACCAAAACCAACACCTGAACCACCAAAGGTTGATTACAGTTATATGAATCTACCTGACAAACCTGAAAATAGTGAATTTGATTGTTTTGGTTGTTCTTCTTAAAAAAATCCGATGTGTTATCCCGAGCTAGGTCGGGATTTTTAATTTCATACTATTTATGAAATATGGGTAATGGTGTAACATACGGTATTAATTTTCCTTTTGGTGATTCCTTAACTGGAAAATATCTTAATTTATCTGAAACTACTAGTGATGAGATTAAAAATAATTTAATACATTTATTATTAACTCGAAAAGGTAGTAGATATTTTTTACCTGATTTTGGTACAAGATTGTATGAATATATTTTTGAACCATTAGATGGACCAACATTTAATGATATTGAATCGGAGATTAAAGATTCTGTGGAGACATATATACCTAACTTATTGATAACATCAATAAGGGTTACCGCTCTTTCATCAGAAGAAGCCGGACCATATGTTACAACAGAAGGAAATGTTGTAAATACACAATTAACAATACCAGGATTAGCAACTAAAGAATATACTGCTAAAGTAAGAATTGATTATCAAATAACAAATGATGTCTTTAACTCAAGTAGTTTTGTAATAATTAATATATAATATGGCAAACAAACAAATATCATACACAACAAGGGACTTTCAAAATATAAGACAAGAGTTAGTAAATTTTGTTAAAGCTTACTATCCTGAGTTAATTCAAAATGTTAATGATGCAGCGGTTTTCTCAGTATTTTTAGACCTTAATGCTGCAGTTACGGATAATTTACATTATCATATTGATAGAGGTATACAAGAAACTGTTTTACAATATGCTCAACAGAGTTCATCAATATATAACATTGCGAGAACATATGGACTTAAAATACCTGGACAAAGACCGTCAGTTGCTTTAGTTGATTTTTCAATTGTAGTTCCTGTTGAGGGAGATAAAGAAAATATTAAATATTGTGGAATATTAAGAAGAGGTTCACAAGTATACGGAGCTGGACAAGTGTTTGAAACTGCAAATGATATAGATTTCTCAAAGGAAACAAATAGTGAAGGTTTTAGAAATAGAACTAAAACACCAATTCAAAACGCAAATGGTACAACAATAAATTATAGAATTACTAAAAGAGAACCCGTAGTTAATGGTATTACTAAAGTATTTAGAAAAACAATTACTACCTCTGAGTCAAGACCATTTTTAGAATTATTTTTACCTGAAAAAAATGTTTTAGGTGTTACAAGTGTTTTATTAAAAGATGGACTAAACTATAATAATGTTCCGTCTGTTGAAGAATTTTTAGGATTAAATAATAGGTGGTATGAGGTTGACGCTTTAGCACAAGATAGGATATTTGTAGAAGACCCGACAGGTTCACAAAGTGCGGCTGGAAAAAAAGTTGGCAGATATCTTCAAACAAGTGATAAATTTATAACTGAATACACACCTCAAGGATTTTTAAAAATGACATTTGGTGGGGGAAGTCAGTCAACAGATGAACTATTAAGAGAATTTGCTAGAAATGGTACACCTTTAGATTTATCCAAATACTCGAACAATTTATCTTTAGGTTCAACAATCACACCAAATACAACATTATTTGTTCAATATAGAATTGGTGGTGGATTGGGGACTAATTTAGGTACAGGGGTTATCAACCAAATTGGTACGATAAATTTTGCGGTTAATGGGCCAAATCAATCAATTAATAGTTCGGTTATTAATAGTATGTCTTGTACCAATGTTACCGCAGCTGTTGGAGGTGCTAATGTACCAACAATTGAAGAGGTTAGAAATTTAATTGGATTTAATTTCTCTTCTCAAAATAGAGCGGTAACAATTAATGATTATAACTCAATTTTGAGAAAAATGCCGTCTCAGTTTGGAGCACCGGCTAAAGTTGCAATAACTGAAGAGGATAATAAAATTAAAGTTAAAATGTTAACGTTTGATGACGAAGGTAAATTAGATTCAAATTTAACAAGTAGTTTAAAAACAAATGTGTCAAATTATCTCTCAAATTATCGAATGATTAATGATTATATTTCAGTTGAAAGTGCTGAGGTTATTGATTTAAAAATTGATATTAGTGTAGTATTAGACTCAACACAAAATCAAGGAGCTGTTGTTACAAATATAATTAACACTGTGGATACTTTTTTTAGTCCTTTAAACAGGAACATGGGTGAAAATGTTTATATGTCAGAATTAAAAAGATTAATACAATCATTAAATGGTGTTTTATCTATTAGTGAGCTAAATGTATTTAATTTAGTTGGAGGTTTATATTCCTCAAATCAAACATCTCAACCGTATAGTGATAGTGCTACAAAACAAATTGGATTGATTAATGAAACATTATTTGCAACACCATCACAAATTTATCAAATTAGATTCCCAAATAAGGACATTACTGTGAGTACTTTAAATTTAGGTACTGTTAATTTCTCTTAACTTTCGAACATAATTTACTATTTTGAAAATAGTAGCTAAACTATTTATTAAAAAAGTAAAATGCCGAAGTCATATAGAATACGTACCCAATTAGGTATTAATCAAAATATCCCTGTTAAGATACCTATAGTTTTAGAACAAAATTTTGATACTTTAGAAATTTTGTCTTTGGCTATTCGTCCTGATGACATCTACATTAGAAGTTGTTCGGATTATGGTGTTGTTTGTGGTAGAATATTCTGTAATAATGGTTTTGGTATTCCTAATGCGAGAGTTTCAGTATTTGTTCCAATCGAGGACATAGATACACAAAATGACTATATTGCATCATTATATCCTTACACAAGTTTTACAGATATTAATGAGGATGGATATAGATATAATCTTTTACCTTACACTCAGTCGCACTCAGGTCACGTACCTGTAGGAACTTTTCCTGAACGTTTAGATGTTTTAACAGATAAACCACTTATTCAGGTTTATGAAAAATATTACAAGTTTACAGTTAAAACAAATGAGTCGGGTGACTACATGATTTTTGGAGTTCCAGTGGGTCAACAAACTTTATTTATGCAAGTTGACCTTTCAGATATTGGTGAGTTTTCATTAACTCCTCAGGATTTGATAAGAATGGGATTGGCAACTGAAGATACTGTTAATGGTTCAAAATTTAAAACATCAACAAATTATGCTGAGTTACCACAAATTATAACAAGTCAAAAGACTGTTCAGATTGAACCATTCTTTGGTGAATTTGAGATTTGTAATTATAACATTGCAAGAGTTGATTTTGATTTAACTTCTGAAGCTAATGTTAAACTTGAACCTACTGCGGTTTTTATGGGTTCAATAATATCTACTGACGACACACAAAAAGTTGGTAAAAACTTTAAATTTTTAAATCAAACACAATCGGCATGTAAAGTTAAAAGGACTGCTGGTGAATTATGTACCATGACCACAGGTCCGGGTCAGATAGTGGCTTTGAGACAAACAATCTTCAATGATAAGGATGGTAGACCAATTTTAGAACAAGCTCAATTAGATAATGATGGTAAAGTTATTGACGAAAATGGTGTATGGGTATTAGAAGTACCTATGAACTTAGATTATGTATATACCGATGAGAATGGGGTTAAAAAAATAAGTAATGACCCTAAATTGGGAGTACCTACAAGAGGTAAATATAGATTTAAAGTTAAGTGGTCTCAATCACCTGCTTTAAGTGACCCAACTAAAAGAGCGTATTTTTTAATACCAAACATTAAAGAAAGAGGATGGGAAGACCCATTTACTGACCCAATATTAACCCCATTTGGTACATTTGAAGCTACTGACCCTAGTACTACATTACCTGATGGTGATTTAGTTACTTTAAATCTCCCCGTGACCCAAGGACAAATTATTAGAATTAAAACAGTTCAGAATGTTAAAGATTTGACAATTACTGACCCTAATGGTAATCCTTATCTTAGTCAAGTATTTAGAGAACCTGGAACATATATTTTGCAATTTTATAGAGAAGACCCTGCGGCTCAATATCTCTTCACATTTTATAATATTCCTTTTGATAGGTTTATGTTGGAAGGTTCTTATGCTTTCAGTTTAGATTGGAATGATTATGCGGTACCTGATGAGGCAATTAATTGTAGAGATACATTTTATGATATGTCGTATAATAAAGTTTATACAACAACTCAGTTTATTGATAGGTATCAGGGTAGTCGATTTGCTTGGAATACTGTTGGTGTTAAAAAAATTACTGATACAAGTTGTCAGGGGGATTATAACACATTTCCAACTAATGACGCTTTCTATAGGTTTGATTTTATTTATTTAG